AGGAAAGATAAACCAACCGGTGTAATGCCACTGGCACCCCCTAGTAAAAATATAGATAAAAATGATCCAAGAAATATGCCTAACCAGTATGTTCAAAATAAAGATGGTACCTATACACCTAAGAATGATAACGATTCTGTAATAGGTAACCCATTCACAGGATTAGGAAAATTTGTTCCTGATGCAGTAAAAAACTATAAATTTGGTGATATGCAAAAAGCCTTTAATAAGTTTGTAGGCGGTGGAAATAAAAAGCCACAAAGTTATGCAGATCGCAGAAAAGAAACTAAACAAAGAGATATGGGTATAAATCCTTATAAAAGTAATACAAAACTTGCTAATAAAAAAATGCCAGATATGAGTAGTAAACAACCAACTAAAACAATGATAGAACAAATCACGGGGAAGAAAACATGCCTATAGTAATAAAGCCAAAAATGAGTAAAATGGACAAAATGGGAGGCGGCGGAATGGACATTGGTCGTACAACTCCAACTCCATCTAAATATGCTGAACCAGGCATAGAAAAGAATCCTACTCTAAAGAAAAAGAAAATGAAAATGTCAGGCAAAATGGAAGACATGCGTGAATACATGGATAGACTAGATGGTATTGAAGAAGAAGTAGAAGTTGACGAGGGTAAAGGTAGTTACAAGAACATGATGATTGACATCGAGGATGGCATGGACAAAGAAGACTTTGAAAAAGAATATCCAGGTAGAGGCGACTTGTATGATGAGATTAAACAAGAAATCATAGACAGAGCAGACGAGGATGTTCAAGAGCCAGAAGCAACGGTTACAGAAGGAACATGGGCTTTACCAACTACTGATGAAGAAGTAGCAAAGATGAATAAATTAATGCAAGATCCTATTCCATTAGGTGATGGCGGGAAAGATGCAATTAATGCAATTTCTTTTGCATTTGGTGATGATACATTGTATGACGATTTAGCAACTGACGGGTATAAAGATCCAACTGGAGATGCTAGACCAATCATACAGAAATACTTAGATACTGTAAAAGGAACTTTTGGTGTCGAATATGACAAGTACTTGTCTGCTATAGCAGATGCAAACAGACCGGGACAAATGGAATTACCTCTAGATGATGATGTTCAAACAATTGAAGACGTACAACAACAAGATATGGAAATGGAAGATGATTGTGGTTGTGACGAAGAAGCAGTTGACGCAATGGTATCTGTACCAGTGCAAGAACTACAAGATATTTTACAACTAGCAGGTTACGAAAACTATGCAGATAAAATACAAGAGTATGCTAATGAGCCTGAAGAAGAATATAGTAGTGTAGAAGATCAATTAATTGGTCTAAGTGGCGGATTAAATGGTCCTAAGAAAATGTATCCTGCAAGTGCAGACGGTGACAATCCAATGAACCAGGAGCCACGTGAAGTTGAAGAAACTATGGAAGCAGTAGAAGAAAAACTTTACAAAAGTTACAAAGATTTTTTAGAAGAAGCAGAAAAATAAAACTTAATTTACTAACTTAATATAAAGCGACTATATACAAGTAGTCGCTTTTTTTATGGATGAAATATGTACAATAAGTTATATACATTTGGTTGTAGTTTTACAATCTACAAATGGCCCACGTGGGCTGATTACTTGCACGTTGGTGGACTAGCAAAAGATTATAGTAATTGGGCATTACCTGGTGGTAGTAATGATTTTATACTACATAGTTTTACAGAATGTATAAGTCGACATAATATTACTAATAAAGATATAGTATGTATAATGTGGAGTCAACCTGCTCGTATTGCAGATTTTACTAATGACACAGGTTGGGATATGCCCGGAAATGCATATTTTTATCAACCTAAAGAACGTGCAAAATATTTACACGAAGATAAGACTGCATTAGAAAATAATAGTTATTTCAAAGCAGTGTCTACTATATTACAAGGTATAGGTTGTGACTTTTACTTTACGAGTATGGAACGCATAGACTTAAAATATGACAATGTATTTGATACTAAGAAATTATTTAACAAAAGTATGGCAGAATTTTTAGGGTACAAAGGTGCAAACGAAACTACATGGAGAGAAACACTACCTAATGATAGACATCCTAGTCCACAAGAACATGCAAACTTTGCAAAACAAATGTTTACATTAGATACTAAAGCAGTGGATGAGTTACAACACGAGGCACAAGATCATATATTCAATAGTGATAGACCATGGGAAAGATCATTTGTTTACCACCCAAATAAAAGTGCAGTATACAGATTGCCTAGTAAAACAAATTACTATACAAATGGAAACGGACAACTAATACATGTCGACACAATTAAGTCTAAGTCGTGATAACTTTCATTATAAACATAATACTCCTCAAGGAATATTTTTACGTAGTATACTAAAACGCACAGGGCCTTTGCATAATGTATGGTATACTGATACTATGAATATGCCTAGTATAAGCCACTTAAAAAAATGGTACAAAGGTACAGTGATAGTATATTGTTGGTGGGATCCTGCACGTGATATAATTACAAAATTTTTAGATGATAGTGATCTAAACTTTATAATAATTACTTCTGATGTAAGATATGCAGGCACACATGAAAAACAACATGTCATAGGGTGGGAAAAGCAATATGGTTTACATTATGATTTAATTGAATCTAGCAGACCTGCTTCATTTACTGTAGGTAAAAAATTCTTATGTATGATGCGTAATCATAAAAGTGAACGCATACAATTTTTACAAAGTTTATGGAAACAGAATAAACTAGAAAACTTAATAAGTTATTTAGGACAAATTAATACAGAGAATAATGGTAGAATAGCACGGACTGTCGATCAAATAATTAAACCTCAAAGATTTATAGATAGCGAATTTACGCATACACTTGAACCAAAATTTATAGATTGGTGTACAAATAATTTGCCTCTACAACTATATGAAGATATAACACAATCTATTGAAAGAAATACAGACTTTTATACAATAGGAAATATAAACTGGTATGACCAAACCGACTATAGTGTTATTCTAGAAACATATTGGGCTAAAACAGTTTTTATTACAGAAAAAAGTTTTAAACCTATAATAGCACAACATCCTTTTATAAATTTAGGAAATAATACTACTAAACTTTTAAAAAAATTAGGATTTGATGTATTTGATGATGTATTAAATTTAGAGTACGATAGTATGCCTACTAATGAAAAAATTAATTTTGTATCTAATATGTTACCTGTAAAGTTTGATATAGACCCTATTAGATTAAAACAAAATCTAAGTCTGTTTAAAGACCTTCGTCAACAGTCAATAGACGAACAAAGTCTTTTAATTGACAGCTTGGAAGATAGTTTAACCAATTTTCGTGCTTAATAAATATTAATATGAGATATATTAAGGACGAGTATGTATCGGTTTTCAGAGATTGCATAAACGAAACTAGTCGACAAGAAGGGTATACTTTACCCGAAGATATTGAAGCATATATAGCAATTCTATTAGGATCGTTTGTAGACGAACCAGACTTCTTACCCAATCCTACTTTTATAGAAGCATATATGAAAGGCACAATGCCTTGTAAAGATTTAGCAGACGTTTGTTTATTTGTGAGAGGTGTATTTCCTAAGTATGGAAATAAAACATATTTAACAACAATTGGTAAAAGTAGTTACGGAAATGCAGGGAAACAATTACGAATGCGTATGTTTGAAGATATATCTAATAATTTTGAAATAGTAGTAAAAGTTATACGTATAAGTACTAGACCAGCAAAATCACATTTTAAGGATGTTACATGGTTAAACCATTAGACCAAAATTTAACAAAAAAAGCATATAAGAAAGAAAAATTTTCTAAGGAGCAACTTGGCGAATTTGCAAAATGTGCTCACCCAAAAAATGGTGTTTTTTATTTTATGAATAATCACTTTGCAATACAACATCCAACACAAGGACGTATGCAGTATAAAGCATATGAGTATCAACACAAATTATTAGATATATATCATAATTATAGATTTAATATAAACATGTTACCAAGGCAAACAGGTAAAAGTACTACTGCGGCTGGTTACTTGTTATGGTATGCAATGTTTGTGCCAGATAGTGTAATACTAATTGCGGCACACAAATATGCTGGTGCTCAAGAAATTATGCAACGTATCCGCTATGCTTATGAACTTTGTCCGGATCATATACGTGCTGGTGTTACTAGTTATAATAAAGGAAGCATAGACTTCGACAACGGTAGTAGAATTATTGCTCAAGCAACTACAGACAATACAGGAAGAGGTATGTCTATTACATTATTGTACTGCGATGAGTTTGCATTTGTTAGACCTAGTATTGCTAAAGAATTTTGGACAAGTATATCACCTACACTAGCAACAGGTGGATCTGCAATTATTACAAGTACACCTAATAGTGACGAAGATCAATTTGCAACTATATGGCGTGATGCTAACAAGACATATGATCAAAACGGTGTTGAACAAGATTTAGGCGTAAATGGATTTAAACATTTTCAAAGTTATTGGTGGGAACATCCGGACAGAGATGAAGAATGGAAAGCAGAAGAATTACAACGTATTGGAGAAGAACGTTTTAGACGTGAACACGAATGTGAATTCATCATATATGATGAAACATTAATAGATAGTCTAGCATTAACCAACATGAGAGGTGTAGAACCTTTATTTAGGCACGGCACTGTTCGCTGGTATAAAAAAATTAACAGACAAATGACATACCTTGTAGGACTAGATCCTAGTTTAGGAACAGGAGGTGACCCAGCGGCTATAGAAATATTTGAAATACCTAGTATGGAACAAGTAGGAGAATGGAGTCATAATAAAACTCCTATACCACAACAAATTCGTATACTAGTTGACATCAACAAATATTTACTAGATGAAGGTGTTGATAATATGAACATATATTACAGTATGGAAAATAACACTATAGGTGAAGCGGCATTACAAAGTGTAGCAGAAATTGGTGAAGAAAATATACCAGGTATCTTTCTAAGTGAGCCTAAGGTACATGGTAATAGTAGATTATATCGTAGAGGTTTTAACACAACACATCGTAGTAAAATTAGTATATGTAGTAAGTTTAAAACACTTGTAGAAACTGATAAAGTAAAAGTCAACAGTAAAATGTTACTAAGTGAAATGAAAAGTTTTATAGCCGCCGGTAATAGTTTCAAAGCAAAAGCGGGCGATACAGATGACTTAGTAATGAGTACATTATTAGTAATGCGTATGGCACAAACACTTAAAAACTATCACCCTGAGTTAGAAAATTATATACGAGACGGTGACGAATTTGACCAAGAGCCTATGCCATTTATAATGATATAGGATAAATACGTGTATGCGAAGTATAGAAAACATATCAGAAGAACTGTTTGACAAAATACGTAGTAGAGTTGCGAACATCAAGTTGGGGAACAGTGAAGGCAGTATTACTACTGATCCAAGTCAAGCAAGATTTTTTGAATTTAACTTTAAGCATAAAGACTTGCCAGTTGGTGCAGTGACTATTAGTTTAAACGAAGAAGGAAAATTACAGGTTTATTTTCCTAATAGTATCGTAGAAGACGCAGATAGTAGTACAGCAGATGCTTGGTATGGCTTTTTAAAAGAACTAAGCAAGTTTAGTGCAAGAAATATGTTGAACTATGAAACACATAATGTAACAAAAGAAAGACTTGATAAAAAAGATTACAAGTTCTTAACACAACGTAACCAGGACGAAGTTATGGAAAACAGACTACATGGAACAAGCCAAAAAAGTTTCCTAGAACAAGGAAAAGCAAAACTTATTATTAAGCACAATAAAACTGTTGATGAGACGAAAATGGGTGCTAGAAGCAGAGACATAAGTGCTATCTACATTGAGAATAGTCAAGGAGAACGTTTTAAGTTTGCAAACAATTATCTACCTGGCGCAAGAGCAATGGCGAGACATATTTCAAATGAAGGATACACACGCGACGATCGTGGTATGCACATTGTAGAAATTATGCAAGAGATGCAACAATTAAAACAGTTTGTACGTAGTGCTAAATCCAATAATTATGTGAGTGAAGACGCAGTAGAAGTTATTGAAGCAGCCACAGATAGATATTATGGACTAAAAGATACATTAAAAGCAATTAGTAGTTCAAAAGGATACGAAGGTTATTTTGAGAATTGGGTACCCAATGTAATTGAAGTTGAAGAAAATGACATTGAGGATTTAAAAACAAAACTTACACGTCAAGTTTTTGATGATCGTATGGTAGATAGTTTACCAGCAGTACACAGAGCACTAAATTTAAAAAAGGAAGCAAAGATGGATAAGGATAACTACAACCCAGATGATTATCCTCAGGATATAGAAAAACGTAGCGAAAAGGATCTAGATTCCGAAGTGGCAGGTAGAGCAAATGATGTTGTATCTTTAGCAAACAGTTCTGAAAATATACAAGTATTTAAAAACGAAACAGACGAACAAGAACTTAAAAACTATTTTAATATTATGAAAAATAGCGATATGCCAACTGCTAATAAAAATCGTAATTTAGTTATTAATGTTATAGAATATATTTCTAACAACCATGTAGATGATAAAATGGGTAATGTACTAGGTGGAATAAACTATGATGACGAAAAACAATATGCAGCCGCTATTAAGATTACTAAGAAATTTTTACAAGGTAAAGTAGATAAAGTTGATAAAGCGGCTAAAAAAGACTTATACGGCAAAGAGAAAAAAGAGGACACATCATTTGAAGCATATGAAAACTGTTTGAATATGATTACAGAAGGAACATGGGCTCTGCCAACTACTGATGCAGAAGTAGAAAAGATGAATAAGTTAATGCAAAACCCAATACCATTAGGTGATGGTGGAGAAGATGCAACAAGTGCAATTGCTTTTGCATTTGGTGATGATACATTGTATGACAATTTAGGAGATGCTGGAGATCAAGATCCAACTGCAGATGCTAGACCAATTATAATGGATTGGTTAGATGGCGTAGTAGGAACTTTTGGTGTTCAATATGACAAGTATATGTCTGCTATAGCCGATGCAAACAGAATGGGTCAAATGGAATTACCTCTAGATGATGATGTTCAGTCAGTTGAAATTGAACAAGTAGAACAGACACAACCAGAAACACAAGTTGAAGAAGTTGAAGAAGTAGACGAAGTGGCGGAAAGCATTGCAAAAATGAAGGCAATGGCAGGCGTAGGGTCAAAGGCGAGGAGCAACCACGGCATACATGAAGGCGAACAAGGCTATCAAATAACACCGAGAAGTATAGTAGCAAGACAAATGCGTAAACTACAGGACATCGATCGAAACAACAAATAAGCACAAATTATATTAAAGAAGGCGGTTTTTGACCGTCTTTTTTTTTGGAAATAATTTTATTATAATAAATAAAATGTATTGAAAAAAAGTAAATACGAGCGAAATCAAGCCCCAACTTAAGGAAAAATTAATGAAGAAAATTCTAACTGGTGCCGCTTTAGTGGCATTATTAAGTACGACTGCACTTGCAGACGTATCAATCTCTGGTAGCACAGAGTTTTACTACAAGGACGTTGACTCACAAATTGCATCACAAAAAGGTGATTCAATGGGCAACTCCGATAACGAGATTAAGTTCTCATTCTCAAACAAAACAGAAACAGGATTAGATTATGGCATGGTTGTGGAAATGGCAACTGTTGCAGATTCTAGTGCAACTATTGACGAATCATCAATGTATATCAAAGGCGACTTTGGTAAAATTACATTAGGCGGTAACGATGATGTCACAGGTAGTTTTGGTATTGGTGAACATGATATAATGGACGAAGAAGTCACAGGTACATATACAAATGCATCTATCCAATCAAGTGCAGGTGAAAAAGCGTATGGTTCAGATTCAGATAAAGTATCATACATTGCACCAGCAATAGGCCCACTTACTGTAGGCGCAAGTTACATGGACGGTGGTGTTGCAGGCGATACTGATGCTACTGCTATCGGCGGTAAGTTAGCAATCGGCGACAATATTACTATTGGTGCAACTATGGCTGAACAAGGTGTATCTGGTGCGATTGATAATGAATCACACAGTATTGGTGCAAAAGTTGCATTAGGTAATATGACACTGATTGGTGCAATGAGTAAAGTAGAAGGTGCTGATGAGGACATTGATACTGTAGGTGCAGGCGCAAGTTATAAACTAAACAGTGATATGACTATAGCAGTATCAACAATGGAATCAGAAGATAGTTTAGATGTTTCTGGTACAGAAAAAGAAAACCTAAAGCAACACATGGCAGAAATTAAATATGCTATTGCTCCAGGGTTGACTGGCTACGTGAACTATACAGACTATGAATATAAGAACGGCGGAGAAGCATCAACTGATGATGATGGTTCTGTAATCCAATTTAAGATTGCGGCTACGTTCTAAAAAACTAATAAAAAAATAATTTAAAAAGGCATCAGTTTTTATGCCTTTTTTTATTGACTTGATAAATAAAGTAGCATATACTATGTGATATAGTATGTGAATAGGCACATACAAGGCTAAACAATAGGCACATTTAAGGAGAAAATAATGGCAACATCTTTGGCAGAAATTAGAGCAAAACTAAAATCACAAGAATCTCGTAGCGAGAGAACCGGCGGCGGCGACAACGCAATCTTCCCACATTGGAATATTCCAGAAGGAACAACTACAGCAGTTCGTTTCCTACCTGATAACGATCCTAACAATACATTTTTCTGGGCTGAAAGGCTTATGATTCGTTTACCATTTACTGGTGTTAAAAACGACATGAATAGTAAACCTGTTGTAGTACAGGTACCGTGTGTTGAGATGTGGAACGAAACTTGTCCTGTATTGACAGAAGTACGTGGTTGGTTCAAAGATTCGAGTCTTGAAGACATGGGTAGAAAATATTGGAAGAAACGTAGTTATATATTCCAAGGTTTTGTTACCGAGAATACACTTCAAGAAGACGCACCTGAGAATCCAATTCGAAGGTTTGTAATCTCCCCTAGTATCTTTAACTTAATTAAAGATGCACTTATGGATCCGGATATCCAAGAAATGCCAACAGACTATACTGCTGGTTTAGATTTCCGTATTACTAAAACTACAAAAGGACAGTATGCAGATTACAGTACAAGTAAGTGGGCTCGTAAAGAGACAGCACTAACAGAGGCACAAATGAGCGCCATTGAGACACATGGTCTCAATACATTATCAGACTACCTTCCTAAAAAACCTACAGAAGTAGAATTGCAGTGCATCAAAGAGATGTTCGAAGCAAGTGTAAATGGCGAGGCTTACGACGTTGAACGTTGGGGCCAGTATTATCGTCCATATGGTGTAGATGCTCCAGCAGGTTCCTCAACCTCAAGTACGTCAACTGTAAAGGCACCTACTATTCCAACACCTGCTCCGGCGGCTCCAGTTATGGAAACTGCTCCGGCTCCAGTAGCAACACCAGCAGAAATGGGTGCAACTCCTACTCCTGCACCACAAACTGAAACTGTAGCGGCTCCGGCTGCACCAGCAACAGCTGAAGGCGGTGAAAGTAAAAGAGCAGAAGACATTCTAGCAATGATCCGTAATAGACAATCTTAATTATAAAAGGCGGCAGAAATGTCGCCTTTAACTTCTATGAATACAATGGAGAATAAAAATGGGTAAGCCGTTTGACGTAAGTAAATTTAGGAAAGATATAACAAAAAGCATAGATGGATTAAGCATAGGATTCCATGATCCTACAGATTGGATTAGTACTGGCAGTTATGCATTAAACTACTTAGTAAGTGGTGATTTTCATCGTGGTGTTCCAATGGGCAAAGTCACTGTATTCGCAGGTGAATCAGGTGCTGGCAAAAGTTATTTTGCATCAGGTAACATTGTAAAAAATGCACAAGAGCAAGGTATCTTTGTTGTCCTAATTGATAGTGAAAATGCACTAGATGAAGCATGGTTACAAGCACTTGGTGTAGATACAGATGAGACTAAGTTACTAAAACTTAGTATGAGTATGATTGATGATGTAGCAAAAACTATAAGCACATTTATGAAAGATTATAAAGCAATGCCAGAGGAAGAACGTCCTAAAGTATTATTTGTAATTGATAGTTTAGGTATGTTACTTACACCAACAGATGTTGACCAATTTGAAGCAGGTAACATGAAAGGTGATATGGGTAGAAAGCCTAAGGCACTTACTTCACTTGTACGAAATACAGTAAACATGATTGGTAGTTATAATGTAGGTATGGTATGTACTAACCATACGTATGCTTCGCAAGATATGTTTGATCCAGATGATAAGATATCAGGTGGACAAGGTTTTATATATGCAAGTAGTATTGTTATTGCTATGAGAAAATTAAAACTTAAAGAAGATGAAGATGGAAACAAGACAACAACGGTGAGCGGTATTAGAGCAGCATGTAAAGTAATGAAAACTCGTTATGCAAAACCGTTTGAAGGTGTGCAAGTCAAAATTCCTTATGAAACAGGTATGAATAAATATAGCGGATTACTTGAACTATTCGAAGCAAAAGGATTACTTACAAAACAAGGAAATCGTTTAAAATATACAACCACTGCAGGTGTAGAAATGCTCGAGTTTCGTAAAGGTTGGACAGGTGACAAACTAGAATCAATTATGCAGGACATATCTGACCAAGATGGACTAAGTATAGATGAAGTAGTTCATGGACAAGAAGATGTCCAAGAAGTTATAAAAGAAAAAAACTCAGAAGCAGAGGAAGAAAATGGAAGCACCAGTTAAACTTGTATACCAAATATTAAAACAATATATTCCTGCAAAAGAAATTCAACATGCTACTGATCAACTTGTAGATGATTTACAAGAAGTATTAGATGAAGAAGATTTAATTAAACTTGGTGGCATTGATGAATACATGAAAAATAGTGTAGACGAAATAGTTGGCGAAGTTGATGAAGATGAATATGACGATTACGAGGAAGAGGATTTGTATTGAGCCAGTGGTACAATAGAGTTGTAAATAACTTAGCAGATATTCCAGGTTGCATAAATTTTTATGAAAGTGAATTGGAAGAAGCAAAACGTGAATGTAGTGTCAAAGGTATTGTGGAGAAAAACATAACTGCATTGCCTGGTATCACTGAACATAGGTTTAACCAATTACAAGAAATAGAAGCTGTACTTAACTTTTTAAATATAAAATTACGTAAAATAAGACGTAAGCACTTTCAAAAATATTTAGAAGGATATGCTCGTGCATTGACTAGTAGAGATGCAGAGAAGTATGTTGATGGCGAAGACGAAGTTATAGACTTTGAAACTATAATTAATGAAGTTGCATTGCTACGTAACAAATGGTTAGGTATAATGAAAGGCTTGGATACTAAACAATGGCAAATGGGTCATGTAGTTAGATTACGTACTGCAGGTATGGAAGATATAAGAATTGATTAAAGAAGTTTACAAATGGGATGACAATGATAGTCATGAGCATAGTCTTTTAGCATTAAATTTACTAGATCAATTTGACGACTTTAAGGTTACTATTAAGCATATGGCTGACTTTGGTTGTGGCAAAGGAAAAGACTTAGAATTTTGGGCAAACATGCAGGTATGGAACGAAGATGGCAAAAAAGATAGGTATCTAAACTTTAATTGTGTAGGCTTTGATTTACATGCGGAAAACAATGTGCCAAGTCGCAAAAATATAAAGTATAAGAATCACGATTTTAATACAGATAATACAGTATGGAGTGTACCTTTTGATGTAGTCTGGTGTCATAATGTTATGCAAAGTATATACAGTCCTGTTGAATTTTTAGGTCGTGTTAATCGTACTATGGCACCAGGAAGTATGTTATATCTTTGTGTTCCTAGTACTGTTACTATATATCAAAATCGTTTCCAAAATTATACTCCTGCACAAAACTATCATACATTTACTGTATCACAGATACTATATCTCCTTGCATTAAATGGATTTGACGTAAATGATTTCTATTTACAAAAAGAAAAATATACAGACTTAATTCAAATTTTAACATACAAAGAAAGAGAACCATTACCATATAATACATCTTGGTATGAAATAGCAGATATGAATATTGTAAACGATAATTTAAAATCTATAATTATGCATAATGGTATTTTATCAGACCAAGGAATAATAACAAAATGGGTAAATGGTGACATTTATGATTATAGGTGGCATACCATATGACGACATGTGTACTAGTAACAGGCGGGTTTGATCCATTGCATAGTGGACATATTGCTTATTTTAAGGCAGCAAAAGAGTTAGCAAAGTATGGAGGTAAACTATACGTTGGGTGTAATAGCGATGACTGGTTAAGACGTAAAAAAGGTAGACCATTTATGCCATTTGCAGAACGTAGACAAATTGTACAAGAGTTAAGTTGTGTAGATAGATGTATTAGTTTTGACGATAACGACGATACTGCCAATGGTGCAATATTCAAAATGGTTACACAATATAACTTTCGTAAAATTATATTTGCTAATGGCGGAGATCGCGTACAAGGAAACTGTCCAGAACATGATGCATGGAAAACTGATAAACGTATTGAGTTTGCTTATGGTGTTGGTGGAGAGAATAAGGCTAATAGCAGTAGTTGGATTTTAAAAGATTGGACTGCTCCTGCAGTTAATAGAACATGGGGCCACTATCGAAACTTATATAATGGTAATGGGTTTCGTGTAAAAGAATTAGTTATTAATCCAAATAGTAAACTATCAATGCAAAAGCATGAAAATAGAAGTGAAACTTGGAATTTAGTATCAGGCTCAGCAAAAATATTGACAAGTCACAGGACTATGCCAATAGACCCTGCAGTGCATAAACTACAAATACAAAACCCTATAGACATACCCGTGGGCACTTGGCACCGTGGTATTAATGATAGTAATGAACCTGCACATATAATTGAAATATGGAAAGGGCCCAGCGAGTTATTATCCGAGGACGATATACGTCGCTGGGATCCTCTCAAGCAAGCCTAGGAGGCTAGCAGTAGTCGATAGTTCAGTATTTTATGTACTGTTGCACGTCTACGTGCCTCAACAAACTTTTTCCATTGAAATGGTCTGTATCTCATAATCACTCTCCCTTGTTAAAGGTTAAGTGCGTTCCTTCAGCGATTGCCTACTTCCGCCCTAACGGGTGAACGTATATTTATTTATTCATTATTTTAGCAATATGCGGATATGTTTTTGTAAAATTTTGATTCCTACGTAGGTCTATTGCATCTATATTTTGCCAAAATTCTGTATGTAAATTATAAAAAGTACTTTCTTTTAGTTTTTTAGAAATCTCTCTCACTCTTGGATGTTTACTTTTATCTGTGTAATCTATAATTTGTTGTCTTTTATCAATTGGTATGTTGTCTATACTAAAATAACGAGGCTCATATAGAAAAGAAAGTTCGTGTGTAAAATTTAAATTATTTGCATAATTTAGAATATTGTCTAAATCTAGTATGTTAAAGGCACTAACTGTAGTGTGAAAATCTAAGAAAAATTTATTTCTATCTAGTGTTGCAAATTTTTGTAAATTTGAATCCACAAGGCCCCAAGACATTCCATATCTTTCGTATTCAAAACGTTTGCCTAAATTATCTATACTAAATGAAAAGGATACATTATCAAATTTACTAAGTGTTTCTAGATGCTTTGTAGGAAAAATAGTTCCATTTGTATTGTAATGTATCGTAGTATCTTTCTTTCCTAGTACAAGTAAACGTTCTAGCATTTCAATATGAGTACGATCTAATAGAGGTTCTCCTCCTGTCATCGTAATACAGGATAAGTCATTTAAATCACATATTTTATCTATCCAGAAATTATTATCCATATCTATTGTGTAGTCTAATTCATGAATAGAAGGAACGTCTAAATACTTTCTATCTTCAGTATACCATTTGCTACTTTGGTTTTTATTACAAATCCTACATTTTAAATTACATTGTATTCCTAATTTTAAATCTAAACTTTTAATTTTGTTTTTTGCATATATGTCCGTGGTAAAATTTTTGTCGACACCATCTACACACTTTTGCCTTTTACTTGTTATTCCTTTATTTTCATTATTCCAACACGAGTTGCATACTTCAGGATAAAGATTATCTTTGAAGTCTTGTCTAAGTTTTTCAAATGGCTCACTGTGAAATGCTTCTTCCACAGTAGTATCTTTTATATTAGGCCAATTCATTTTATGTTGGTCAATTATACAACAAGGTGTAATTTTACCATTAGACTTTATTTCTATGCCTATAAATGGTGTCACACAAAAATTATTATGTCTTTGGAAGTTAGTTTTGTTCATCTAAAAATACTTGTATGTAAGATTTCAATTTCTCATTATCAGTTTTTACGTGTATAAAAAAAGTTGGGATATCTAAAAATTTTACTATTTTAAAAAAATGTTTCCAGATATGTTCATCTGTATCATTATATGCAGTAATTATTATCTTATCGTTATTATTGTACTTATCTTTTTTAATTGCAAGTAAATCATAGTACATATCCTCATAAGGTTGATTATAATAATCACTTATTTCTTTTTCAAATATGTTCACGTAATCTGATCCATTGTGTTCCGATTTCATCTGGGAACCATTCTATATAACTCATTTTATTAAGCCAGTTTGCTCTATCAGGTTTGCTTAACCATGTATTCATTTCTGTACCTACTTCATATGCTAAACTACTTTCACTTACTACTGCTGGAACTCCTGCTATTACACTGCTAATTCCTGCATTGCTACTATGACTAATAGTGCAATATGTATGCTTTAGCATATGTTCTAAGTCAAAACTATCATAAGTTTGTTGTACATGTTTAGGTATGTTCCACGTTACGTCTCGTTCTTTGTACCAATCCATGTCACATTCCCAATGTAATCCTTCTCTAAATCTAGGATGACTACGTACTACAATAGGTTTATCAGTAAACTTTCTAACTTCTTCAATAGTGTTTTTATAATATGTATCCATATCTGGCATGTCAATCCATTGTTGGCTATGTCCGTGTTGTCCGCAAATTAAAACATATTCTCCATCTTCTTTCCATCTTTGCAACACTATTCCAAATTTACCTAGTCTATCGCTTGGCATATAGTCTTCAACGGCAAAGTTTGCATCTCGGTTTATTCCATTTATTCCTAATTTCCATGTACCATTACGTATTAGTCCTCCAACTTCTATTACTATGACGGGCTTGCCTTGCTCTCTATAATGATCCCAAACTCTTTTATTACCGCCCATTTTACCATACCAAAGTATACTCCATATTAGGGCAGCATCTGCATCCATGCTACTTGCTACTAGTTCATCCGTTTTGCTTATAGCATCTATTAATTGAGGATACACTTCTTTTGCATTACCAGGTAGGTTGTTTGGAAAGTGAGATATTTTCATTATACATTAAATCCTTATAAATAGTTATATGCGTACATTATCAGTATTTACCTCCTGGCACAAAACAGGATACAAAAAATATGGCAAAGCATTTATAGAAGGTTATAATACATGCTGGCCCAAGGAAGTGCCTCTTACTATATATGCAGAGGATCACGAGCCTGAAACAAATAATCCAAGCATAACTGTATTAGATCAAAGAAGCACATTACCTGACTTAAAGTCATGGCAAGAGCGACATAAAGATAATCCACATGCACATGGATACAACAAAGATAAAAGTAAGAAAAGTTTTTTATGGGACGCAAGTAGATTTGCAAATAAAGTATTTGCTCTTTGGCATTTTGCTAAGACTTGTGGTACAGATATCTTTCTTTGGTGTGACGGTGATGTAAGAACACATACTCCTATGAGTGTAGACTTTATCCATAGTCTAGCACCAAACGAAAATCAACTAGCAACATATTTAGGTCGGAGGACTTGGCCCGAATGTGGATGGATGATGTTCAATAGGCACCATCCTAAGTTCCAAGAGTTTATGTCTCAATGGCGTTGGATATATGAAAGTGATGATATCTTTAATCATGTAGAATATCACGATAGTTTTATATTTGGGGAACTTATAGAAGACTTCAAGTCCATGGGTGTTGAAATGAATGACTTAGGTGGTCCTGATAAAGGTGGACACATCTTTATCAATAGTCCACTAGGAGCATATATGGATCACTTAAAAGGCTTTAGAAAAGAAGTAGGCAAAAGCCTAGCAGGTGACTTAGTTGGAGGCTTTAAACATCATGATAATCCACACTGGCAAGATTTAAGACAAGTGACTAAACAACAGATACGTGCAGAAAAACTTAAGAACCCACATGAATATGACGCCGCACAACAACAAAAATCTAATGGTGTTGCAAAATGGAAGGACAAGTGATGAGATTATATTTACCTATAGGAATATTAGTAGCAGTTTATTTGTTTATTTTTGGCCTAGGAGTATTTAAAAATGTAGAAGCAGGTGAATGGAATGATAAACCTGTGATGTGCGAAAATAAAGATAAAGCATTAGAAGCCATACGTGCCAAAGGCGAAATACCTATAATCACAGGAATACAAAGTACAAAGGTACGTGATAATGATGGCTTATCTGATATTCCTGCACATGTACCATTACAGATATTTGTAAATATAAAGACAAAGACGTTTAGTATTACCGAGTATCATCCCTCATATGATAGTATATGTATAATTGGATACGGTGATGACTGGACACAATTAGGAGAGAAGTCATGAGTAATTGCTTTCATTTAGCAATTGAAGGAGGAAATTTAGAAACAACATTACCATTCTACGTAGATGTGTTAGGTTGTGAACTAGGACCAAACGAAGAAGGCAAATGGCAAGATATAGACTTTTGGGGTAATGAATTAACATTACATCAAACTACACCAAGAGAAACAAAGTCAGAGACAAGAGAAAGACATGATGTTGATATGGGTGCAGTATGTGTACCACACTTTGGTGTACATTTACCTTGGGATATATATGCAAAAGTAAAAGCACGTATAGAAGAAAAAATTGGATTTTATGATAATCCTTATATAAGATTCGAAGGACAAAACACACAACAGGAAACGTTTTTTGTTGAAGATCCAAATTACAACATGTTAGAAATAAAAAGTATACAAGGAACCTATTATGAGCAATCTTAGTGTAATACAAAATATAAAAGAGGTACATGACCACCCATATCCATATGTTTGTGTAGAAGAGGCATTACCTGAAAAGATTTATAAAGAATTAGAAGAAACTTTTCCAGAAGAATTAGTAACTAGTACTAGTCCACATGATGGCGGAATAACATATAGATACAAATGCAAGGAAGCACAAGAGAATGCAATACCTCCTATATGGCAAGACTTCTTTGCTTACCATACATCACCAGAATACTTTAAAGCATGTATAAGTCTGTTTGGCGGTAGTATAGAAAGATTATATAGCCAATATAGAGATTTACTAAATGCAGATAACATCACAGTAAGAGATGTAGATAACAGTGGATCATATGTAACCGATTGTCAATTTGTTGTACACGAACCTGTAGATCAAACAGGAACAAGTCGCACACCGCATGTAGACAACCCAGTAGAAATATACGCAGGACTATTGTATATGCGTAAGGCAAACGACACAAGTGAAGGCGGTAACTTTACAATACATGAACAGATAGGTAACATAGAACAAGTAAACAAAAGTTTAGGTAGACAAGTAGAAGAAAATGTACATAAACCTGTAAGAGAAGTACCATACAAACCAAATAGTTTTTGTATGTTTTTAAATGTTATGGGAAGTATACAT